TGCTGGAACATGGAGAAGCCGATGAGACGGTTCTTCGGGTCGTCCGCGGACAGGACCGTCAGTTCCGTGCGCACCGGGATGCGGCCGAAGAACTCGGCCTCACCGCAGCAGTAGACCGTTCCTTCCGGAACGATACGGCTGACGATGAGCTTGGCGCCCCACAGCGTAGCCATGAGACCGGTCTTCAGCAGGATGGCCTGCGTCTCGATGTCAAGGGTGTCGCGGTCCCACTTACGCAGGTCTGCATAGTCCTTGGCATTGAGGAAGACGGTCGCCACGCGGATGTCGCTACGCTCGATAGCGGCAAAGGCGTCGGCCAGTGCATTCGCGGTCAGGTTGCCCGTGACCGGAATCGAGGGGTTCGGGTTGGTCGGGTCGGCCGCCAGGGCGTCCATCACCGCGAAGACCTTGCGGTCCTCTTCAGCCTGAATCTCGGACTTGCCGAGGTCCACCGAACGCTCAATCAGGTCGTAACGACGCTGCTTGATTTCGGTCAGCTGAATCTCGGGGTTCGAGGCAATCTCGAACAGCGGGAAGAGAACGCGCTTCGGCTTCGCAACCGCGACGATGTTCTCACCTTCCTCACCAACGACGTAAGCCGTGATGGTCGGGTCCTTGTCGTAGATGGGCAGAGCGCCATCCGGCAGGGCTTCCACATAGAAAGCCTTCCGTCCGACGGACGTGTAGTCCCTGCGGCGACGCAGGGGCAGAATCATCGACGCAGCCAAGCGCTGACGACCGGCGGCCGTGCGGATGTGCTGGGAGATGACTTCGTACTTGGTCTGGTTGTCAAGAGCCATTTTTAAATGCCCTCCTTACCTTGGATGGTTTAGATGCGCTCGTCCAGGCCGATGGTCGGGCTGGAGACAGAGGGCGCCTTGGTCAGGAGACCAATCACCGTGCCTTCCGTGCTGACCTCATTGCTGAGGAGCCCCTGGGCGGAGCAGTACAGCGAGTTGCCGACCGCATAGACGAGGTCGGCAGCGCCGGCGGCGTTGCGGGTCTCGTACACGTCGACCTCGACGGATGCCTGGCCCTTGATGATGGCAACCTTGCCACTCGCCACGGCCGGGCTGTTCTCGAAAGCGGCGCCGGCGGCGTCGTTCACGAACAGTCCGAGGGGAGCCAGGTTGTCAGTGCAGGGGACGGCCGTGTAATCCAACCCCGGGCTGCACCCGGCCACGGAGCCACCGAGCACGCCGCGAGGCGTGTTGACGGACAGCGTGGTGTTGGTGTTCACACCATAGTTCTGCTTCGTGAAGCACGCATCCGAGAGAACCGGGATGCTGTTCAGCTGGGTCCTGATGAGAATCGTCAGAGCCATTTTACATGCCCTCCTTTGTTTGGGCTTACTGGAAGATATCGCTCACGTCCGGGGCACTGTCCCAGATGGAGCTGATGTCCTGCGACTCGCCGCCGTTGCCGGCAACGCGGGGCTGGCCACCAAGTGACTTGACACCCTTCTTCTCGGACGCCTCCCGCTTGGCTGCGCCAGGCTCTGGGAGTTCCTCGGGGATGCCATCTTCGAACAGACTCGCGAGACGCGGGTCCGCATCAACCTCATCAACCTCGTCGGCCGCCATGGCCGAGAGCTCGATATCCAGACCGCTGGCGACTTCCGGCTCTTCGGCGGCTTCCTTGGAATCGCCTTCCTCCGGGGTCTCATCGGCCTTGACTTCCTCGGCGGCTTCCTTGGCTTCCGGCTCATCATCGGCCTTCACTTCCTCGGCAGCTTCCTTGGAGTCGCCTTCGTCGGCGTCATCGCCTTCATCGGCGTCATCGCCTTCGTCGGCAGCTTCCTTGGCTTCCGGCTCGTCATCGGCCTTGACCTCGTCGGCAGCTTCCTTGGAGTCGCCTTCGTCGTCGCCTTCGTCGGCGTCATCGTCGTCATCGTCCTCGGCGGTGTAGAGCTCGCCTGTCTGGGCAAAGCGCGCCAACGCACGGTCAATGGCTTCCGGGCCGAGCAACATGAAGTCGTTGGCCTGGTCTTCGATGACATCGTCGGCAACCTTGCTGCCGAGCAGGAAGTACGCGAGCTTGACCGACTTGTTGGCGGCAATCTTCACGCTCGCAACGGTCGGGCTGGCGCCCCACGGCTCGGGGATGCCGAAACCGATTTCGTCGCGCTGGTCGTTCTTCCAGTCATGGCGCATGTCGGGCAGCGGGTGATTGACGACTTCCTTCCAGTTGTCGTACTGGTCGTGCTGCTTGAACTTGCGGTCCGGCTGGTTGACGTTGCCGGGATAGGGGATGCTGCCATCGACTGCTTCCCGATTCCGACGCTCAGTGAGTCTCACGCGCTTAGGCATCGCGGGCCTCCATTTCCTTGATTCGGGCGTCGATGACATTCGCAATCTTGTCGATACGCAAAGCCAGTTCTTCATTGCCCTGTTGTTCACAGTAAGTGGCGACCCTGTCGAGACGCGAACTCGCGCTCTTCAGCCTGGCGACGTAGCCGGTGGGGGCCGCGTCGAGCATACTGGAGTCGGTCACGATGGAGGCGGGGTTCTTCTCTACCTTGAGGACGTCGTCCAGGTAGTCCTGGTCGATGTCATCTTCCGCTCCGGGCTTGACGACCGGGTCCTGACCTTCTGCTGCGACGAAGACTTCATCCTCGAAATCATCATCGAGGCCATCGTCGAGGTCATCGTCGAGGTCATCGTCCATGTAGCTACCACAGGACTCATCGTCCATGAAGGATTCGCCGCAGACTTCCTTAACCATCGCCTCAAGCTGCCCGAGAGTCGCGAGGATTTCATCCCCTGCCGTCTTCGGAGCCTGACGAGGATTCTGGCGCTTGTCCAGCTCGTCCTCCAAGGCCGCGATTTCGCTCCTGATGGAGTCGCGTTCCTTGCTCATTGAAGTTCTCCTTGTTGAATTCAACCCGGATTTACGGGGCATAAAACCTCACCATAGAATCCAAATATAAAAGAATTATTACAACTTTTCGGAAGTCTTGGAACTTTCCTAGTCTTCCTTCAAGAGTGCCCGGGCCATCCTCAACAGGCGAGCGGCAACGGCCTCACGAGCCGTGACGGGCCAGTTGTCCATCGCCTTGTCATTCTGGTCGCCAGACTCGGACACGTTCACATCCGTGCCCTCCTCAACGATTTTGACCTCTTCCTTCGCCAGCTGGTCAGCTTCGCTCTCCAGCTTCTTGTCAGCTGCATCGGCCATGATGGCCTCCAGCCTCTCAACCTGGGCAAGCACGCTATCGTCCTTGGTGCGCGCACGCCGTTCTGTCATCCTGTCTCTCATTTCCATTCTCCTGTTTAGATTGACGGGCGACGTACCCGCTCGGAAATCTCTACCTCATGTAGGCCGGCCCGTAAGGCCCAACCCTCTTCCAACTTGACTTGTCCAAAACGCTTCCCCTCGGATGCTTCGCCGGCCTCTTCCAACCAGCCGGCCTGAAGATGTCGCCGGTTTCCTTGTCAACGAAGGCCCACGCGCTCGTGCCACTGCCTTCCTCGCCGTCGAAGGTCGCATGCGCCACTATTCGGTAGTAGCGCTTGCCCTTCATCATCTTCAGGACTATCCCCTGCCTGGGAAACTTCTCGGCATGGTAGCGGTCGAGCATCTTCTGCATCTCGGAGACGAAGCGCTTCGTCTCCCGGAGAACCTGCGCCTCATCGGCGAGCAGGAGCTTCGCAATCCTCAGAATCTCAACCGCCTCGGTCATCATGCCTGCACCGTCCAACCGTGCTTCTCAACCCACTTGAGGGCGTCCGCCTCGGTGTCAAAGTTCAGGTCCACCGGCCACGGCTTGGTGTCGATGTAGGTCGTACCCTCCATGTGCCACTTGCCGCCTTCTTCCGTTATGGTTACAATCGTCTCCATGATTCGCTCCTCAGCTCCAAAACGTTTTCGCGACGCGACCGGACATGTCCTGCCTGCGCCTTCTGTTCATCTCCTCAATCGCGACCCTCAGGACCATCATGCCGCGCGAATCCGCGACTCTGGTCCTGAACAGCTCTTCCATCGTCTGCTCCAGCTTATCGGTGGAAAGCTCCAGAATCTTGGCCGCGGCCTTCGGAATCTCCGACAGGAAGTGGTTGAGCACGGCTCCCTCGAAGGCGGGCCTCTCAACCCAGCTGGCCTCGATGAACCTCAGGCTCTCCGGGTCACCGACCCAGATTCCATTCTCATCCCGGAACGAGCGTCCGCAGAGCTCCGCCACCACGCGCTTGATGCCGCTCTCGTCCGTGAACTCCTGAAGGAGCTGGTGGTCGATGTGATGGCAGTTCGGGTCATTGTCCCCGAGCACCACCCCGCAGCGGCTGCACTGCACCCAGTTGGCGAGGCAGTTATGAACCGCAACTCCATTCGCTATAAATGAATGGTCCTCAGAATCTACATGTAAATTGTATACAAGATAACTTCCATCAACACTTTCGTTTCCGGTCACTCTACGAAGCATGTATCCATGAAAATTATTTGGGCCATCCTTCTTATTGGTCGGCTGGTCAATATACTTAACAGAATAACCATTCAACTTAATACCATGACCCTTCCTAATAGTAACTGTCCAATAATCTTTCTTCCCCTCGTTGGAGTATGCACCACCAAATGAGCAAGGCATCTCAAGTGACATACAAATTGTCCATATTTGTTCTGTCAATTTCTTACTGCAAGAAGCTGTACTAAATCTTGAATCATCCTTTCGGCAATGCCCATCCCCATCAATATATGCACCGACAATATTTAACAGGCTTTCATCGTCTAGCTCAATAATCCAAGAAGCTAATTTCTTGCTGTCACAGTGCTCGCCACAACAGTCATAAAGCCACTGTGCAAGCTCCTTGTCATGGACCACCACTCGCGAACTCTCATCACCATTGCGATTCCTATCCTGAGTCCATATCTTATCGTCTGTAATTCCACACTCCTTCAAAAGAGAGACTGTTTCCGAGGCAATTATCTCATCAAGTCCGAACGTAAATTCGGCAGAGCGAATATTTCCATGAGCGTCTCTTTGGAGATTCCCTTCTGCCGCATAAAAACCCAGCAATCTACACCTTGCTCTTTCAAGACACGACCTTTTCTTTTCTTTACGACCAAGAGGTACTGAGACATAATCTCCAACTAAAATGTCCTCTACAGGCACCCAGTTGAACTTTACCTCCTGTTTAAAAAGGACAGCAGCTTTCTTCATTTCGGGACAGTTTGAATTAAAATGTTTCTGATAACAACTCATTGAACACCATTGCCCCTTCTCCAATGCTGATAGTCCATTGCTAGAAATTGCCCTTTTCTTTCCAAGGTGTCCTCCACATCCTGGACATTTGTCATAACCAGTCAATGTCCAATATGGATGCTCCTTGGTTACATAGGTATCCGGAATGCCAGATATTGATAACCTATGAACTTCTCCATCATTTGTCTCTCTTGTTCTTGTAGATTCAACTGTTGAAATGTCACCCGTATGAGTCTTTACCTTTTCTCCAATTGTAACATCCTCAATTGACTTTGTAACTCCATTCGCCATAAGAACGCTCGTTCCAGCAATATGACAGCCCATGCTCATGGTCCCCAGCTCCCCGGCGGCGATGCGCTTGCAGAGCTTGTCGTGCTTGCGCTCCGTCGCCACCAGGATGTCGGTGTAGTACACCGGAGCGTCCTTGGCGAGCTTGGAGTTCTTGTAGCGAATCGGACGGATGACCGCGTCCAGTATCTTGCCCTTGGACAACTCTGGAATCTGAACGTGCTCCAGGTAGTTCTCCCCGCCGACGAACGAACGGAAGGTCGCCAGCAGGACCGGGTTGGTCCAGGCGTTTCCGTTGTTGTTCACCAAGGGGGAGCACACCGGGTCAATGTAGTACCCGTTGTCCTCGTTGCTGACCGAGGCGACGATGGTGCAATTATGGACTGCCATCCTATTTGCCACATAGCTCTCGTCCTCTTCAACAGAAAGATTGTAAACAGGGCCTTTGTATCGCTTGTTTTCAATAGTCGTTATCTCCGCAACGGAACAAGCGGCGTGTCGATAACGCCGACCAGTTCTCGGCCAACGAGAATAGGATGGGAAGTCATATCGACCGTCAAGAACTCCCAAACAATCAGACTTAGCTGCCACTTGGAATATCCTGAACTTCTTATCTCGACCAGTTGGACCTCCGGGATTCTCACCCTCGTATATGTGAGCCAATCCGCCTATTCGACTGAAAAGAACCTCTGCCTGAGAAGCCAAGAACGGAGAAACTGTGGAAATCCGAACCCTCCTCTGCCCACTGTCCACGCAGCCATCCCCTGCCACCCAAGTATCCAGCATCTCTGCTTGGAGCATCGGCTCGGCAAACATGACCTCCTTAGACAATCTCTTGTTTTTGGCAATATGCCCAGCGTGCTTCAGGCACCACTCATACGCTTCATCCGAGGCGAAGCTGAGTGTTGTTCCTCCTTGCTCTTCCGTCTCAATCGTCCCATGACTATCAACGCCAAAGCATTGACTCATCAACTGGCAGATTTCTTCGCCTAGTGTCCCCATCTCATCTTTCGAGATATGAAAACGGACACTGTTTGATTCGGTCGGCCTTTCGTCAACGGCAACACCTCCTTCTGAGGCGTAATATCCGAGCAACCTCATCTGCTCAAAAGAAAACTGCCCCCCTCGAACTTCACCCATGGTTGGCGTAAACACCCTATCTCCACAATGAAGCTCGCTTGCCTGTGCAAAGCCCAACTGACCGTCGTTACTTGAGCAACCCCGCTTAGAGCATCTCCCAGTATGTCCGTAAACACACTTCAAATTGTTGTTATGTTTACATTTGGAGCGCTCCTTGCGAAGCACGTAGTACGGATGCTCGCCCGTAGACAATGTTTCGGAAAGGGACGCGGCTTTGACGGATACTAAATCCTCATCCACCTCCCGAACCATAACCTTTATGACCCTGCGCACGTTGCCAGTATGAGAGACGACCTCGTCCCCGACCACTACGTCTTCGATGGGTTTCTCGGTTCCATCCGCCATCAACACCGCCGTCTCCGGAACAAAGCA